CCAGCCGCATCAGGGCCTCGACGTCGCCGAGGACCGTGCGGTTGGTCGGGTCGGTGAGGACCCGCTGCACGACAGCGTCGACCGTCGGGTGCGTTGCCCGGAGGGTTGCCCCCTGCCCCCACACGTAGAGGCACTGGACGGCGACTGCCCGCTTGATCAGCGGGTTCTTGAGCCACCGGAGCCTGACCATCTTCGAGAGCGCCCGGAGCCCCTCGCGGGAGAAGTCGCGGTTGTTATCTCCGAGCCGCTGCCACCCCTGCTCACCGAGTTGGTCCTCCAGGACGGCGAGCCGCTCGGTCAGGAGTTCGTAGTGGTCGAGGACCGCGACGACCTGCTCGGCGAACCCCTGCAGGTCCTGCGGAGCGGCGGCTGCGGCGCTGCTCATGCGGCCTCCGCAATAGCCTGCGGGAAATACTTGTGCACAGAATATTTCAGGGCGTCGCAGTATGCCATGAGGGCCTCCGTGGCCGAGAACCTCAGCAGCACGTAGAGGTCACCCTCTTCATCGACCTTCAATGTCGCCGAATATACCTCAATCCAATCGTCTGACCAGATGCACGGCATGATCAGAGCCCTCCCGCCCGCTTCGTCAGCCAGGCGTAGAACCGGCGGTGCCAGAACGGCACGTCGACCGGGCCGACATACCGCGCCCAGAACCACCACAGGAGGCGCTCCCAGGGGGTCTGCCACTCCTCCGCCATCGGGATCATGTCGTCGGCCGGCTGGTTGACCGCGTGGAGCAGTTCGTGCCAGAGCCGGAGGACCAGGACAGTATCGCCGTCCTCGTCGCGGGCCCGGACGCTCGCCCGCCCTGCGACTGCCCCCCCGACGGCCCCGGCAGGGACCCGGTCATCGAAGACGTAGACGTCGCCCCGGCGGACCGGGAACGGGAAGCCCTTCCAGAGCGGGTCGGTCTCGGAGATGATGGTGATCTCCGGTGTCCCGGTCCGGACTGTGAACTCAAAGAACGAAGGGATCTGCGAGAGGCACGGCTCCAGCCTCTGCCGCAGCGCGTCGGTCTTGCAGTAGAGGTCGAATGCGGGCATCGCCGTCACGCCCGCAACTCATCGACGAGTTCGCCGGTTTCCTGCATGATGCGGTCGAACTCTTCCGTGGTGACTTCGTCGTCCTCCCAGGCGTCGCGGACCGCCTCCAGGAGGTCGACGACCTTTGAGAAGCCCTGCTTGGCCTTGTGGTAGGCGGGGCCGTAGCGGGCGGCGACGTAGCCGAGGGCCAGGGTCGCCAGGGGGACGACGACCGGGACGAGGACCTCGACGAGGTCAGTCATCGCGGCTCACCGTCCGGACCTGGTAGGGGACCTTGCGAATCCACTGCACCACCCGGCGGTCCTCCGTGGGCTGGCCGACCAGGACGTTGACCTCGTGCACGCCGGGCCGGCGGTAGCGGTCATACCGGGGGTAGCGGACCAGGGCGATCCGGAGATCGTCGGAGTGCTCCGGGCTGTGGATAGACTGCACGTCCTCAAGCGGGACGATGTAGCCGTCGACCTCCAGGCCGATGAGGTGATGCGCATCGGGCACGACCTCGCGGCCGACTACCCAGACGTCAGGATAGCGGTTCGGGTCGATGTCGTTGTAGGGGATGCACTCTTCGGGCTCCGGGGCGCTGTAGTGCCGGTAAAGGCCGAGGATCTCGATGTCGCCGGGGGTGGGCGCGCGCGCCTCTTCCGTCGGCGCGAGAGGGTCCGGGGGCGTGGACCGGGAGAAGAGCGCGCGGATTGCCCCAAAGAGACCGATTATTAAGGATATTAGTTTCGACATGTCGTTGGCCTCCAAAATACCGTTGCGGAGGTTATCGTCTCCTAAAGACTTAAAGGGGCGAGAATTTTAAAATTTTAAAAAAGTGAGGGTATTAAATAGCAGGAGCCTTCCCAGCTATTTTGCTGGGATGTTCAGACTGGGCTGATACTCACCGGGCTGTCGTAGGTCACGACCTCTCCCTCGTCACCGGCGCCGAGGAGTTTCCACAGTTCCACCAGGGCAGCGTGGGCGCCGGAGAGGGCGTCGACCTGGTCGTCGTGAGCGCCGTCCGGGAAGTATTCGAGTTCTGCGAGGAACCCGCGGTTCCACTCGCCCCGGACCAGTACCACCTTCCCGTGCTCGGCGGCGGAGGAGACCGGCTTCGCCCGGATCATCTTGGACCCGGTGCTCGGGATGCCGGTGACGACGTGGCCGGGCAGTTTGTCGACGAGGGAGTTGATGAGGTAAAGCGACGAGGACCCGGGCTCCTGCTCGACGAAGATCGGTACCCCTCGCCCATCGAGTTTGGCGGTGCGGGTGAGGGTCTGCTCGACGGCCCCGGGACTGTCCTGCATCCTGACCACGTCGATGACGTAGAACGTCGGCGGTTTGTAGCCGAGGAGCAGGCCGACGGTCCAGTCGGGGTCTTTGTTCCGCGGCGTCGGCTTGGATCCGGCGAAGTCCCAGAATCGGACGGTAAGCATGTCAGCGGGCGCCTGGTCGACGATCTCGAACCATTCCCGCCGGAAGTACATCCCGGCGACCGGGCGGATCTTCCAGTTGCCGTTGAGTAGGCGCTCGCGCTCGACGCGGTCCAGCGCCATGAGCTTGCCCCGGTATGCCGGGTCCTTGCTCGTCAGCGCGGGGTTGTCTTCGAGTTTTGCTGGGATGAACGTGACCGACATCGGGAGCGAGTCGGGGTAGCGCTCCAGGAGTGTCTCGCGGGAGTCCCCCCAGATGAGATCGTCGCCGAACTGCACGAACCAGCGGAGGACGCCGGCCCGCTCAGGGACAGGGAACCCCGTGTCCTGGTCGATCCACCATCCGATGAACTCGGTCACCCAGGAGTCAGCGTCGGGGTTCGTCGTTGCCATGATCCGGGGCCTGACGCCGCAGGTGCTCCGGTTCCGGCTGAACATGTAGGAGAATTGCCGCCAGGTGAAGTGCGTGAGCTCGTCGAACCCGATCAGGCAGATCTGCGAGCCCTGCCAATCGAGGCGGTTACGCTCGTACTCCATGTGGGCGAAGGAGATGGTGGCGCCGGCGGGGAACCGCCATTCGAGTTGCTGCTCCCGGGGCGTGGCGTCGAGTGCAGGGTAGATCGCGGCGCTGTCGTCCCAGAGGCCGCCCTCGGCCCGGACCTGTACGGTGGTCCGGCGGAAGATGACCGCTCCGAACCCGGGGACGTGCGACCACTGGAGCGGGGCGAGGAGGAGGCCGAAGGATTTGCCCCCGCCGGCTGCCCCGCCATAAATGGTGATGTCGGCTTGGGTGCTGAGGAAGGCAGTCTGTGGGCCGGGCTGCGGGCGGAGGCCGAGCTTACTCCAGAGGGCCTCCCCGGCATACTCGGGGTCGAGGTCGCAGAGGAGACTACTTGCCAACGATGCGACGGAGTTCTCCGGCGAGTCTCTCGCGGCACTCATCGCACATCACCTCCAGGACAATCGCTTTGAACTCGATGAACTGCGGGGCCTGAATGATGTTGATGGTCGGGCCGTCACCCTTTAGTTCCCCGGTCACCTTGGCCATGAGTTCGAGGACGCCTCTTACCTCACGAATGGCGGCGCAGGCAGCCCGGAGATCCCCGGCCCTCTCTGCCTGGTCGAGGATGCGGTCGGCGGTCTCCTGCAGGGTTGTGATCTTGCTGAGGAGATTTTCTGCCTGCGCGATCTCCTTCGCCTCCGCGGCTTTCGCGATCTGCTGGGCGATGTGCCCGTTCTTCTTGTGGCGATCGAGGGCGTGCCGCGAGACCCCGAACTGCCGGGCGATCGCCCGGTGCGCATCCCCTCGGGCGATGGCCTGGTCGATCTCCGCTCGCCGGGGGTGGGTACAGATACTGCACTCCTGCGCCATCAGTCCGCCACCTTGAGATCGTCCCACCCTTCCTTCTCAGCGAGAGCGTCGAACGCCTTCTCAGCGACTTCGTCGAGGTTCTTGGCCCGGAGCCGATGTTTCATCAGCCAGGCCCGAGTGTGCTGTTTTTTGGAGACGGGGATGCCCTTCATGGTACGGCCTCCTCGACCAGGGCATCGTAGACGGGGAGCATGGTCGCCGGCATCGGCCGGATCTCCTCGGCGATGTAGCGGTAGACGGGCATCCCGAGGCTCCGGGCGAGGCGATACTCCTGGAGAGCCCCGGGGGACTTGGTCCACGACCCGACCATGCAGATCGCGTCGGCCCGACGGAGGAGTTCGAGGTCCCCCCGGATCCACGTCTCGTAGGGGATGCCGTGCACCGGGTCGGGGTGGCTGAACGGTCCGGAGATGTAGAGGACCTTGGGGCCGGGGACTGGCGGCGGGGTCATGATCCCACCCCCTTCTTGATGCGTTCGATTTTGCGGGCGTAGGGGGATTTGTAATTTCGGCGCATAGATGCATTGTGGCATGATTTAGAGCAGAATTTCGGGAGACTGCCAAGGTTTCTATATTGCGAATCTACCTGAGATTTCAAGCGGCGAAATTCAGTTCCGCACGCTTCACATATGAAGGATATTCGCGCCCCCGGCCAGTTTTCCGCAACCTTGCACGAGGGGGACTTGCCACACAGATAATTTTTCCGGGATCGTTCGAGACAGCCATCGCGATCTCTGGCATACGCATCGCGGCGGTATTCCCTCAATTTCTCTGCATGAGTTGTTCTGTATTTTCGATCAGCCGCTTTCATTACCTCGGGGAGGTCTTTCCGGCGTTTCTTGGCGTATTCATTTCTACATGCGTTGCACTCACTGCGTAACCCACTTCTATTCCGTTTATCTATTCCAAACGCCTCCCGGGGTTTCATCTCGCCACACTTGGAGCAGCGTTTCGTGTTACCAGTCATGGCTGCTCCTCCCATACAACGATCCGGTCCAGGTTGATCTCCGCATCCTTGTCCAGGACGAGGAGCGGAGCGAGCCCTTCCTTCGCCGCGTTCGCTCCACATTGTCGCCACCACGCCGGGAGCGCGATCGCTTCCTGATGTTTGCACTCGACCCCATATGGGAAGAGAGCCCGGGCGGCCGGGGAGAGGTAGAGGTCGCACCCGGCCTGCCCCATCGCCGTGGAGAGGACGTCGCCGG